TCTCGTTTGGGGTACTCCTAACTTGTTTCATTTTGTTCGGCATTAATGCTTGCACAGCACCTGTCACAGATCCTACACCTAATCCGTCAACATTATGGAAATTAAACAAAAATTAAGAGCACAAGTGAAAAGTAAATTTTACTATTGGTTCTGGGGACTTGCTACCGTATCAGTATTTGCAGGACAAATGTATGTTGGTAGTGGATACCGTAGAATGGCAGAGACATCTGAAGCAATCTCTGCAGATATAAATTTACTGGTAGAAGTGCTTACTACACCTCCGAGTACACAAGGTCGTGTAAATCCAAGATATTATTAAGTAAATCTATAGACATTCTTAAATTATTGGTGTTTTGTTAGGGTTCCATGATAAAATAGTATGATAATATACAGGAGTAACATGAGTGGGGATTTTCACTTTCACAACGATCAACAGCCAGCAGTAAGATATTGTACAGATTTGACAGATGATGAATGGGTTGATTTCGTAGCGATTAAGAGTGCAATATCAGAAAATCCATCATCAGTTCATCCAGAAAAAATGGAATATTTTACAGAACTTTTAGTCAAGACAAATCGTACAGTTAAGATAGCGAAAGCATGGAGAACAGGAAGTCCATTACAGGGATAAATAATAAAAAAACTGTGTAAATAAATGGCATCGACCATTGATGGTATATTTAACGAAAGAGAAGTAAATTTCATCGGTAAAGATGGTTTCTTCTGGTGGGTTGGTGAAGTTGAAGACAACGAAGACCCTATGGAACTTGGTAGGGTTAAGGTTCGTATTCTTGGATTCTACACAAATTTTCAAGGAGGAACTGTAGCAGACTTACCTTCTAATGCATTACCTTGGGCAACAGTATTACAACATACTTCTCAAGCAGGTAACGATGGGCAAGGAGAATCAACAGGTCAATTGCAACCTGGTGCTGTTGTTATGGGTTTCTTCATGGATGGAGAGCATGCACAAATGCCTATAGTTATAGGTGTGATGAGAGTTAATAAGTCGGATGCAACTAAAAAAACAAGAGATTTTTCTTTTACAGATCAAGAGATACCAATAGGTGTAGCACCTAATAGTTCTGCTATACATCCTGGCGATAAAAATACAGCAAATCCTTTAGCACCATTAAGACAGAGTACAAATAATACAGTAGCAGTGCCTGGTTCAACTACAACTGAGATTGGTGGTAGTGGATCTCCTAAGAATGTGGGATCATTTAAAGGTATATTTGGTAGTTCTGCTAACCCAATTAAACCATTAGACCCTACTAAACCAATACCTGCAGCAAATGGTGTTGGAGGTCCTTGGAAGACATTAGAATATAAACTTTCATATTTAATAGAAGATCTTGCTTCTACTGCAAGTCATCTTGTAAAGGCAGAGGGTGGTGATTATCTTGACTTGGTAAGTGGTAAATTAATTACTAAGGCAGAATTAACAATCAATATCAATAATTACTTGGGTTCTTTGTTTGCTCAGGTCATATCTGCTATGCGTCAAGCATTAATTAACTTAGCAGAGGATCTTAAACTTGCTAATATGTTACTGCTATCTACAGGAGTTCCATATAATATCATAACTTCAGTTCAGACAGCAATTACAAATGTATTAACTTCGGCATGTGCATTAGATGCGTCTATTGCAACATATACTGTTACACCATTAAAGACAGTTACAGACGTTCTTGATAATTATCTTCTTGCTTGTGTTGACAAATCTACATTTGTTGTTAATACAGTAGATGTTATTACGTCTAATATAATTACAGACGTTGCAAAAATAATTAAAGATGTAGGAGATTTAACTAAATCAATTACTACAACAGTAAATGGTGTAGGAGAAGCAACTACTATAATTACCGCATGGGAACAATCAACTGGCATATTTCATTTACAGACTGCAGTTGAGTATGATGTTGTTAATATCTCAGGTATTATTCAATTAATAACTGATTTTGATAATAAAGTATGTAAGAGAACACTTAATGCAAATAAATCTGCAGGATGGTATCCTTTAACTGGTATTACTACTACAAATAAAACTAATACTATATTCAGTCAACTATATGATGATGCAGATCCATACTTAACTTCTGCAAAAAATCATGTCAATGGGTCGTATGAATTGTATCTTGGCACTCCTGGTCGTCAAGGTGAAGTACAAAAGAAAGTAAATGGTACAACTCATACCTCTTTATTGTATAATAACTCTCATTATGCAGAGAAGAAAGCAAGAGATCAATACAGACAAGACAATCCTGATGCTACTGAGGCAGAGATTGCAGCAGCAGTTGAAGCATATAGATTAAAACAAACAAATAATAAAGGTGATGTTGGATCAACAGTTGCAGATCATATATCATGGGCAGGTGTATTAACACAAGAGGTTCATGGTGATGATTGTAAATTAGTCAATGGTACATATGCAAGAACTATTGATGGTGATTATCATTTAAAGATAACTGGCAACTGTCATTTAGAAGTTGGAGGAGGATTCTTCCTAAGTGCTGAGGGATATGATGCAAGTACAAGTACAACACAGAAACACGCAATTAAATTTGGATCTGATGTTGACATGAATATTGTAGGTGCTGCATTAGAAATGCATAGTGCTGAGTTTAAATTAGACTCTACTGTAACTAAAATGACTGGTATACAATATGAAAACTCATATCAACAGCAGTCAAATAGTGGATTAGAACTAACTTTCAATGCAGAGAGTTCTATTGAAATAGTCACCCCACATATATTAGAACTCATCAATACAGAAAAACCAACGAGCAATAAGCAACTTGTTGGTAAGAGAACTGTAGTGAATGGTGGTGTAGAGGTTATGATGAAACCAACCAAGGCATCTGATTACTATGTTTCTCTTACTAATACCAAGGCATCATATAAACAGATCATACCAGACTCATATACTATCAAGCGAGGGAGTGCCACTATATCAAGTGTCTAAGATCACTTGACTAAAGTGCCTAAATACCTTATACTGAAGGTAATCAAAAGCATTATTATGGATTCTGACACCGCCTTAGAGCACATCTTTATTAATTTCTCAAAACGCACCGTTAAACTAATGGATGAAGAGGGATATGAAAATGAAGTTAGTTGGAAGTTTGACAGTGAAGGATCTAATGGTTTCGCAGAGACTATTAAAAATATATCTGAGAGTTTAGATTCTGACATGGTTACTTATTGTTTCGCAACCGCATGACCGACATTCAAGAGATTACAGCAGAGGAGGCAGTTTCAAACCTGCCTTTCCTGTTGTCTTTAACAGAAAGAAACAGAACTGTATGGAGAATAAAAAGTCCTGATGGTTCTGTTGCTATGCTATCCCCAGTAATTCAATCAGGTCCTCCTGTTGATAATGAGGTGCTCAGTCAAGTCGAAGAGTTTCGTGAAAAGTTTTTGAACGATGCAAACACCAAATTGGCAACATCACTCGAAGAAACAACGCAAGAGGCACCTCAAACCTCAGAAACTCCGTCAAGCTAAAAAGCGATTAAAACTGTTCATTTCAAAACTACGGAGACAAAATGAGTAATTTAATTCAATTCCCAGTAGCAGAGCAAACAGCAGAGATGGAGTATGAACTCATGCTCTCAGACGTAGAAGACAGAATAAAGTATTACAATATGGAACTTGAGAAGGCAGGTAAATTATATAACTTGCTTTTGAACAATAGCGATGCTTAATGTCTTATAAATAATTCTTGTAACAAAAGGTGTGATTATTCGTGGCAACCAGAAAGATATCACAGTTAGAAACAATATCTGATGCTAACCTTAGCGGTGAGGCAATACTTCCTGTCGTGGTATCAGACCCGTTGATTCCTAACCGTAAAGCGAAAGTAAACCAATTATTCAAAGGATTGGCACAGGGTACAAAAGATGCACCTGGTCTTTGTTTTGATTTGGACAGAGACAGTGGAATATATCAAAATGCATATGACCAAGTGGGAATTGCATTTGGTGATGGTGGTTTGTACATGACTCGAATAGTCAATAGTGCATCCAGTACATCATTATTTGTTACTGCTGTAGACGACACCGCTAATAATGCAGACATTGTTTTTGCACCTAAAGGTACTGGTTCTGTAAAAGTTACAGGTCAGTTTCTTATAGCAGACCAATCTTTCGTTTTAGAAGATGCTCAAGGTCCTAAAGCAAGATTTGAAGTAAGTAATGTAGGTACTGGTACTAATACCAGAATCATGACATTACCTACTATTACATCTGGTAATGGTACAACTTTAGTTGGTGCTGATACACAGCAGACGTTGACTAATAAAACTATTCTTATTGATGAAGATAATTTAGTTCTTGTTGATGGTACAGATGAAGCAATATTTCAAATCAACTGGGCAATAACATCTGGTGCAAGACGTTCTTACTTTTTACCTGATGGTGGTACAGTAACAACAACTGCTGAACCAACTGCTACTGCATCTACATTATTAGATACAAAAACAGAGCAGACAGCATTAAGTAAGACTTTAGTTAACCTTAAACTTGTAAAAGATGCTGAGACAGCAACAAACTGGGCACAGTTTAATACTACTGCTTTAACTTCTAACAGAACAATTACAGTTCCTGACCAAAACATTACATTGGTTGGTACGGAATCTACACAAATTTTATCTGGTAAAACACTGTTGACTGCTATACTTGCAGACCCAACAGACAATACTAAAAAGATTACATTTAGTATTGCAAACCAAAATACTGTTTCTAACGAAACGTTTCAGTTCCCACCTACAAATGTCCTAAATAACTCAGGTGCTACGAACACGATAGTATCTGAACTTGCAACACAGGATATTTACAATAAAAACTTGTATTCACCTGTGGTTAAATTTGCAGGGAATACAACAGGACAGGTTACTTTTTCAGCAGAGGGGATTACAGGTCCTCGTGTTATTAAGTTCCCTGATGCTAACGCTACTCTGTTATCTACAGAGAACGTTACACTTGATGATGTTACATTCGGTGCAGGTATCGGTGCTAACAACTTAACTGGTCTAACCAGACAACAACAATTCTTTTATTCTGGATTCTAATAAAAAATGGCTAAACAAGGAATTTTAGCAAAATCAAAACCGTCTGGTGCTACTAATACATTATTGTATTCAGCACCTATTGATGCATCTGCAAGTACAGTTTTAACTGTAAACGAGCAAGGTGGATCAGGGACTACCTATGATGTTGCTCTTAAAAATTATGATCAAAAGATGACCTTAGGTGCATCTACCTATCTTCTACATGAAGGTGATGTAGTTACAGGTTATAGGATGACATTGAATACACCTCTTCCTCAAACTGCAGGATTAACTAATGGTACAACTATTACATCAACTTCGGGAGAAGACACGTTTAAGTTTGAATCATTTTATCTACCCGCATTTACTGAGATAGTTGTCAAAGTCAAAGCAGTCCGTGCCATAACATTAGAATCCGTATCTGGTACATTTGCTGTAGGAGAAACATTCAGTACAGGAAGTGCACCTAACGCTACAACTGCAACAGTATTTGCATCTGCTCAAGGATCAGGAACCACTACGGTTTATGTCGGTCCTTCTACTATTAACGGATCTGGTGCAGAATTTGCTGCAGGTAATAGTGTAGCATCATCTGGATCTGCAACTGGTACTATCTCTACTGGTGGTATTGGTGCTGCAGTAAATGAATTTACATTTACTGAAAGTGGTGGAACAGAAAGTATGTATTTGGGAGTACTATTAACAGTCTTTACTGATAGAATCTATCGTTTCAATGTGGCAGATTCATCATTGTCTGGTCTCGACTTTAGTTTATCTACAGTTGTTAACGGAGAATGGGGACCTGATGGTATTGCAGGGAACTCTGATGATGGTACTGAATATACCACTGGTAGAACAACCAATGGAACAGCAGGATCATCAGGAGCATATATTCAATATGACTTTACTCAAGATACCAGTTTAAGTGGTAACTTATATGTTTATGAAGGAACAACTGGTACTGCAGGTAACTCTGCATACGGTGGTTCTGATAGATATCTAACAACTTCAGATTCATTTACATATTCTGAGTTATATGTCTATGATATTACAGGTACATGGACAAACTCTACAGATAGTTTCTTATTCAATGGTGTAACATATACCATAACTGCACAAACTGCAGGAGCATATGGATATATCCGTAGTTATGCGGGTGCAGTAGCATATGTAGTCAAAGGAACTGGATCTGCTGACTTCACAACGAGTTCTGTATTTCAAGATTGCCCTAAGTTATCAGGTGCAGCAAGAACTGCAGTTACTGTAAGTAGCGTTGACGTTGCTTCCACTGCTGTAGAAGCTCAAGAGTATCTTCGTAAAGATAATGTACTCGCTGCAGATGTTGCAGAAGAAATTAAATCATTGATAATTGGTCCTGGCG